GGATGATTCTTTGAATTCCTACTTAAAGAGTGATTATGATTCATTGCTTAAAGTCATTGAACATCAGAAAAAAGAGTTAATTAAAATACATGGTCCATCAAAAGGTGTGATAATAATTAACGACGATGAGTTCGCAGTTTCCGGTCCACACTATGCATCCGATGTCTACAGACGTAATGATAAAAATGAGTTAATATATCTCGGATTAGCATTAAATAAACAGTATAGACCTGAACCAAATCTGTCAACCCTAAGAGATGAGAGATTAAGAAGATTGTGTGAATATGATCAAGGCTGGTACAGGTTAGCTGAGCGTATTCAAGAACGTTTGGATGGAGGAATGGTCATTAAAATGGCCAAGCCACTACTTTATGATGAGAAGTTCAAGTATAATATAAAGCATCCAACATTTGACAATAATTATCTGGGATATGATGTAATCAAGGAGTGTTCAACTGAGATACTTATGAAAGATGACAGTGGTATAGATAGTCCAGCTGTTTTGCGCGGTTGGCTTATTTCCAGTATACCTAGTGTGATTACACTTCCAAGTGGTGTTGACTTTGATGTAAGAAAATCATGTTTAAAACGTATTAACGAGGAAGCGCCAATGTATCCGTATACCAATTTATTTGAATATGCTGCACGACGTATTGACCTCGATGATGATATGATCCGCATATGGCTTGAACATTTCATTGGAGCTGAAGATTTCTTCTCATTTAACGGTAGGATGATATCGTGCGACAAGAGTCTGCTTGCACACAAGAAGTTTGAAATGGCCATTACCCATCTAAGGACGTTTCCAAAGTTTAATTTAGAAGAGGACGGCGTGGCATGTTTGAAGGAAGCATTCGTTATGATATTACCTGACCCCATTTATAACTCTTATAAGTGTCGTGGAGCATTTGGTGATCTAAATCAACACGTCTTTGCTAAAACGTCAAGTGGCGCACCACCTATATCAATAGCCAATATCAGTAGCACTAATTTCAAGTTAGAGCATGATACGTTTAGATATAATCTTAAGTCTTCGATCAGTGTAGTTGATGAAGACTCAGTTTTAGAGTCCTATAATAAGTTGACCAAGTTTGGACTACATTTGAATGCAAAAATGCTTTTAGATTCACAACACTACCAAGTGAATAAGGCCAATATGAAGCGTGGTAAAGTTAATCGAATTGTACTGTCATATTGTGGTTACACTGGCACTCATGCTGCATCAGCAATCGTTACGCAGTTCACTGGGACACGAGATAAGGGTCCAGGTATATCAAAAGAATTTTACAATTCAGTCGTTCAGAACACATTTAATTATTTAAATGATGGTTTAGAAAGAGGTGATTTCGCCACACCTGATAGTCGGTTAGATGTGTTGTTTAAAGGTGGTACATCCTCAGCGAGTAGCACTTTTGAACATAAGGACATTCGTGCATTCGTTAAATATAATACACCTTTTCTTACGACTAACGCTTTGGACCCAGGCAAGGTTCTACAAAAGAGAGACGGTAGTTTTCAAGTTGTGACAAAAATCTCCACAAAATTACGTTCTAAGAACGCAAATATTATAACGAATCCAACTAATTTCACAACCTACAGTGATTCTGATTTGAATAGGAAAATAAAGATGGGTTCCAGGCTTGTTCGTGGGACTAGAGATAAACGTATAATAACTCCTACCTATGGCTCAATATATTTTACAATGTTGCTAACAGTATTGCTAGCTGTAAGGATGCTCTCAAGCCGTAGGAAGAACAGGCCTGCACTGACAACAGAAGGAAGAGTTGGCACCACATATGTTGGGGCCCTACCACATGAAGTGATGCTTCCAATGTTAGCAGTTACAAGTAATGATCCCAGTTATTTCGTACTTGCTGTAGACTTCGGGCAATTTGATTCTAGTCAACACGGTGATATCTCGAGGGCACATGCTGCGGGGGTAAGGTTATTTGCAAATAAATATACACCTGACAGGCTCACTGATGATCATGAGACTGTGGATTTAACTAAAGTATCACAACATAAATTATTCATGATATTGGCTAATGCTTACGAGAAACCCATGTTATATGAAGGGCAAAATATAGTCGCTGAAGCTGCCGGTGTTAAATCTGGAGAATTAAGTACTCAGTTAAGGAATACTATAACCAACATGGCGCACACTGAGTTAGTTATGACGAGATATAATGCAGGTGCAAAACGTAGTATCATAATGATACATGAGAATATAGTTGGAGATGACAAATACGGTGTATTTAGGATGGCAGACAAGAATCCTATTGATGAAGAGTCGGCGAAACGTATAATTGAAGTTGCCAGAGATATAGCTGAGGAGAATCATATGGTTCTGTCAACAAAGCGTACAGTCATAAGTAATAAGGTTGGGGAACACATAAAGATTTGGGTTGCCAGAGGTTACCTAACCCAGGACGTATTTTTGGACTCTTTTGTTTCAGAGAAGAATTCATTTAGGGATATGTCGTACCTGGATAGGTTGACCACACTTTATGATATATTTATGACCATGCTAACTAGATTTGCAGATGCTATACATCTTATGCCATTGTTTGTAGAAGATGTTATTTCGCTTGAGGGTGTACGTTCTGGTGATATGACATTCATACCAACCATAGCATGTGTGTCAGCGATTGGTGGTCCTGAAATGGTAATGAGTGCGCCTGAAATACGTGGGATGGCCAGATATATGCACAAATTTGATTTAGCGGATAACTTTTCAACAATTAATGATCTTGTTGCAACTTTACGTGAGAAAGGAGGTTCAGAAGGTTTCAAAAGGCAAATCTTAAACAGCATAGGGGTTGACAGTGGCATAGTCGACAATGCGTGGATGTCACATTTCAAACGTAAACGTGAAAAGCCAAGTAATATTTTCACTACAAGTCAAAATGATCCAATAATAACCAAGTTAATGCCTGAATATGTTGAGGAAAGATTAACTAAGACCGTGGTTGATACTTTGGATGAGCCTGTATCAAGGTTCATGAACAATAATATTGTTATGAAGAGAATATTTACCAACGAGTATAAGGGTCAATTGCGTAAGGCCGACGAACCGAAATATTTTGGCACGTTTTATTTGTTGCCAGACGTTAAACGTGGGGTGACTTCTCCATATCTGGGTGCCGATGTTGGGGTACAGAGTGTTCATGAGATCATAGGTCTTGCTGATAGGAATGCTAATATGATTGAACCCACCGTGCAACTTGATGCCCTATTGAGACGTAACCCTGGGTCGCATCCAGCATATTTGACTGGTCAAGATATATTCAATGCATTAAGTCGGTATGAGATAGGAAGTTGGAAGTTCGCATTGGAGTCTTTAGACTTTGACCCGAGTGTAGCTGAACAGGTTATTGGACTTGTGTCGCAGACCATGCATCGATTTTTGGCCGACAAGGACGTTAACATGACGTCTATATTTGATAATACTTCAAGGACCTATGATGTGTCAGATGAGATGATGCGTATCAAAGTTAATATAACTGAGGCTGATAGTATAAACGTCAATTTAAGAAAAGGTATGTTGTTCGAGGGTATGAAACACGTCATATATATGGCGCGCAAGGGGCGTGCAGTTAGGGCAACAATGACACCACACCAGATTGGTAACGTTACAATTATTGATAAATGAGGAATTGTATATATTTATAAACATATATAGATTCGAATTATCATCCAGTTATTCATTC